CATAAGGTGACATGGGAAAAAAGCTTTCAAGCGCAGGGAAGTCGCTTCAATCCGCAGGCAAAAAAATAACAATGGCTACTACAGCTTTTGCGGGAATCGCGGCAATAGGTGTAAAGTACAATGCAACGATGGAGACCTACGCCACGTCGTTTGAGGTAATGACAGGATCGGCGGAAAAAGCGGCTGAGGTAGTAGATGAATTAAAAGATATTGCTGCTTCCACACCTTTTGAAATGCCGGAACTTGCGGAAACAACACAGCTTTTAATGAACTACGGATTCACCGCAGACGATGCGCTGGACAAAATGCAGATGCTGGGAGATATTTCTCAAGGCTCAGCTGAAAAAATGAATCGAATTGCGACCGCCTACGGTCAAATGTCTTCCGCCGGCAAAGTGTCTTTGGAAGATGTAAAGCAAATGATCGAAGCTGGATTCAACCCGTTGCAGGAAATAAGCGAATCCACCGGAGAAAGCATGGAAAGCCTTTATGACCGCATCAGTGCAGGAACGATTTCTGTCGATGAAATAACCGCCTCTATGCAAAGATCTACATCAGAGGGCGGGAGATACTTTCAGTCTATGGAAAAGCAGAGCCTGACGTTTAGTGGACAGATGTCTACTTTAAAAGATAATGTACAAGGGCTTTTAGGAAATGTTACGTCTGGTATATTTGAAAAATTGGCACAAGATGTTTTGCCAAAAATAAATGAAGTGCTTACTACGGTCAACACAGCTTTTGAAGAAGGCGGATTTCAAGGCGTGCTTGACGCAATAGGAGAAATGTCGCCGGCGCTCGACGGCGTGATAACCAAGATCCAATCTTTTTCCACGTTCCTGCAAAATCTTGGAATCAGCCCAGCGGCGTTTGCTGGGATTGTAGCGGCGATAGGGCCAGCGATTACAGTAGTAGGGACGCTGGTGCGGGGAATAGGCGGAATTTCCACGGCAATAAGTGGAATTTCCACAGCGGTATCTGGGCTTGGCGGAATTAAAGGTATATTTACCGCTCTTACCGGGCCGGTAGGCCTTACGGTAACTGCGATCATGGGATTAGTCGCGGCTTTCAGCTACTTAATGGCCACAAACGATGGATTTAGAGAATCTGTCATGACCACGATTTCGACTATCATGTCTTCCTTGCAGCCAATTCTTCAAACATTAATGGGCTTGCTGATGGAAATCGGCGGAATTATTTTTGAGACAATTGGAAGTGTTTTGCAGCAACTTGCGCCAGTGTTGGCTCAAATTATAACCTTTATCGGGGAACTAGTCGCCATGCTGGCACCCTTGATTAACCAATTGATTAGTTCGCTCGCTCCTGTGATTACTCAGATTGTACAGGTGGTATCGAATATTATTCAGTCTTTAATGCCACCACTGATTTCCATTATTCAGGCTATTATGAGCGCAGTTCAAGCGTTAATGCCTCCTATTCAAAAGATTATTACCGTCGTTGTGAATGTGATTTCCAAGGTGATGGAGGTAATTTCTCCTATTATTTCTTTCATCGGTGAAGTCATTGGTAAAATAGTGGAGATCATTTCTCCTATTATTGAAGTTGTAGTTGGGATCGTCTCGAAGATCGTAGAGTTTATTTCTCCTCTGATCGATGTATTCGCGACTATTTTTGGAGCTATTTTCGATGTCGTAGGGGCTGTTTTCGGCGCTATTTGGGACGTAATCAGCGGAGTGTTCAGCGGAATTGAAAGCGCCTGGAACGGTCTTACGGGATTTGTCGGAGGCATTGTTGACGGTATTGGATCAGCGTTTAACGCGTTGGTAGACGGTGTTAAATCCGTGATTAATGGAGTGATATGGGCGATCAACGGCGCTATTTGGGTAATCAATTTGATCCCGGGCGTAAATATCGGTGAGATCCCGTATCTGGCGCACGGAACCGACAATTGGCAAGGCGGATTCGCATATATGAACGAGGGCGGACGTGGTGAATTAACATATCTTCCCAACGGATCACAGGTTATTCCTCACGATATTTCCGTACAGTATGCGAAAGAAGCCGCGAGAGCAAACGCCAGCGCGGAACCGGTAGACCTAACGGGGATTCTGGAGGGGCTGGTTATCCAGGTTGTTAATAACACGACGGTCGATGGGACGCCGTTAAAAGAAATGGCAGCGGAATATACCATAAAAAGGATAGGCGGTCAGCAAAGAGCGGTACAAAGAGCAAGGGGGTTTGCCTAATGGTTCAATGCAGTCTTGACAGATTCGAAATTGTCTATAACGGGGCCTCTGGGGCATCGTACGGCGTGTTTTTACCGGACTATCCCGAAATTTCCCAACCAGAAAAACGCTATGAAACCTTTTCGGTACCCGGCAGAGATGGAGATCTGATTTCCGACGACAACAGCATAGGAAATATTACTGTGAAATGCACTTTTGCCGTAATAGACAAGCTTTTTCAAAAAAGAATAAGAGATATTAAGAGGTGGTTGAGGGGAACCGGAAAGCTGAGCTTTTCGGATTCCCTTGAAACCTTTTATGAGGTTCTTATAATTGACTACAACGAACTGGAGAGAGAATTAAGAAAATACGGTCAGTTTTCCGTGACTTTTACCTGTTACCCTTATGAGTTTTTAAAAAGTGGGCAAAAGACTTTTTCAACGATAAGCTTTAATCCATATGACCTTTGTAAGCCAATTTATAAAATTGTCGGGGAAGGTAACTACACGCTCACAGTAAACGGGAAAACAATTACGGCAAATGTAGGGCAAAATTTAACGATAGACAGCCGCAATATGATAGCGTATCGGGAAGACGGTACTTTAATGAATACCGCTATCTCGGGAAGGTATGAAGATTTATGGCTTCCTCATGGAGACACAAGCATTTCTATATCGGGGGGACAGCTTTCGATCATTCCGCAATGGGGGTATAAACCTTGATTCAAATTTATAACCCGGATAATACAAATTTTTCTTATAACGGCGATATGACGCTTTTTCCAACAAAGTGCGATTTGAAAACAGTTCTAAATGGTTCCTGGCAGATGGAGCTTGAACACCCAATCGATGATTTAGGCAGATGGAAATATATCATTGAAGAATCCGTGATAAAAGCCCCAAGCTTTAACGGCGACCAACTTTTCAGAGTAAAAGAGAAAGAAAAGTCTGATTCCGGAGTTTCCGCAACGCTGGAGCCGATTTTTATGGACGCAATGAACGACTGCTTTTTAGTTGATATACGCCCCACGGAGAAAACCGGTCAACAGGCGCTCGATCTTATGACGGCCCCAAACAGCAAGTATTCCGGTGAATCTAACATAACAAAAAAAGCGACTGCCTATTATCAATTTAAAAATTTAATTGAGGCAATCAACGGCGGCGAGGATAATTCTTTTATCAGTCGCTGGGGTGGAGAAATCCTTTTCGATAACTTTAGAATTCATATTGATGAATCTATCGGGACAGATAAAGGGGTCGAGCTTTTATATGGAAAAAATATTCCGGCGGACGGATTGACGGAAAGCGTTGATACCCGAGAAGTTGTAACGCGTATTTATCCTAAAGCATATAACGGATACACTATAACAAATAATGGGTATGTAGACAGCGATCTGATTAATAATTATCCAATTATAAAAGTTGCCGTTATGTCGTTTGAAGACGTTAAGATGCGCGCCGATGCCAGTGAGGACGATGAAGAAAACGAAGTGACTATTTGCGATACGCAGGCAGAGTTAGACGTAGCTTTAACTCAGAAGTGTAAAGATCAATTCGCGTCTGGATTGGATAAACCCCAAATATCCATTTCTGCCGATATGGTATTACTGCAAAATACCGTACAGTATAAGGACTTTTCTGTTTTGGAATCCGTATCTTTAGGAGATACCATTCACTGTAAACACTACAAACTCGGGATTGAAACAGAAGCCCGAGTGATAGAACTTACTTATGATTGTTTAAAAGAAAAAGTTTCCTCCGTTGTCCTTGGAAGCTCTGAGTATAATTATTTTGACAATGTAACATCTTCTGTAAATAAGATAGATAATGTTGTAAGGCCTGACGGAAGTCTGATAGCGGAACAGATCAAGGGCTTTATTGACGGAACCTACAGCCAGCTTAGAGTTCAAAACAGCATTGCAAAAAAGCAAGATGTCAGAGCTATTCTATTTGAGGATCTAGACCCGGACAGCCCAACCTTTGGCGCACTGGGAATCGGTACCCAGGGAATACAGATTTCAAAAGAAAGAAATGCTCAAAACACAGACTGGGTGTGGACAACTTCAATGACGTTTGCCGGAATTATTGCAAACACCGTCGTAACTGGAAAAATTTCTTCTAAAACCGGGGCTGTCTATTTTGATCTGGACGCGAACGACGGAAAAGGCGAGCTTGCTTCTTCCGTACTGAAAGGCGTCGATGAGGGAATAACCACAACAGCAAGGATTGGCTCTGGAAATTGGGCCGGAGGAGAACCGTACCAGGGCTTCCGGATTTCTTATCCCGGTGGAAACTCCGGGTTGTTGCTTATAACAATCGATGGGATCAGCGAGGATTTTCCGCTGGCGAATAAGGACGAAATTGTTTCAAACGGAGATCTTATCATTCGATCAAATGGTATTTCTGAATATTCCGGTGGAGCCAGCGGTCTGTATCTTAACGGAAATTCCTCTACTGGAGAAGGAACCGTAATAGTAAAACGCGGGACAAAAGGCAAAACAAGTAAAAATATTTTTTATGCCGATCCGGAACAGCTTCTTGTTCAATACGACGGCTACAATAATTATCTTCGTTTTAGCAATGCCGGATGCGTTTTATATGATAAAAATAAAATTGAGTTCGGTACAAATGGATATATGAGAGCGTCCATTGAATCCAACGGTGACGCTAAGTTCGGAAATATCTATTCCAATGGATCTCTTGTGACCTCCGACCGAAAAAAGAAAACCGGAGTAAAAAAGCTGTCCGGAACCTTCTTAGAGAAAGTGAGAGGTTCAGCGGTGTACCGTTATCGGCTGAAACAAGACATGATCCCAGAGGGGAACGCGAAAAATTTAAAAAGAAAATCAGTCGGCACAAAAAACGAATCAGTAGGCTTGATGTACGATGAAGCCCCGGAAGAAATTCGCCGGGAAACTGAAAGCGGAGATAAGGCTATTGATCTCTACGGAATGGTTTCTGTCCTTTGGAAAGCGGTTCAGGAATTGTCCGACAAGGTTGATAGTCTTCAACAAAAGCAGGAGGTGTAATTTTGGTCTACAAAGAAATAGAGATTGACAGCACATGGCAGCAGCCCCTTGGAGAAATCCGGGTAATTCAGGAGGAAGCGGACGGCAGAGAGTTAAGAATTTATCTCTATGATAATGGTTCTCCTCTTGATTTAACCGGGAAAACGGTATCCGTGTACATACAGAAGCCGGACAATACCATGATCTATAATTCCTGCGAGGTGGAAGGAAACCAGGCGACCGTAACCCTCACCCTTCAAATGATGGCGGTATCCGGCCTTACCAAGCTGTGCGAGCTCCAAATCGTGGACACAGACAACCACACCTTAAAGGTAACCCTTCCCCCTCTGCGAATTGTAAAAAGCAGTTCGGTGGGAGCAGTCGAGAGCACAGACGAATTTTCCAGGCTGGCGGAAGCTCTCAACGAAGCGAACAACGCCACAGGGATCGCCAGTGAAGCCGCAGACAAGGCCAATGAAGCAGCTCAGTCAGCGAACACGGCGGCTCAGGCGGCAAATACTGCGGCACAATCTGCTAATACCGCAGCCGACGCCGCAACTTCAGCAGCGGAATCCGCAAATTCACAGGCAAAGGCGGCCCAGACGCAGGCGGCCTATGCGAAAACTCAAGGCGACTACGCTAAAACCCAGGGGGAAAACGCGGAAGAAATCTATAACCAGTTAAAGGACATTGACGTGGCTTCTCTCCAAGCCGATCTGGACGCGTTGGAAGCAAGCAAAGGGCAGCCTAACGGCCTTGCAACCCTAAACAGCTCCGGCAAGCTGGCTCAAATGCCGTCTGCCTCTGATGTGGGGGCAGTTCCCACCACGCGAACCGTGAACGGTAAGGCGTTATCGTCCAATATTTCTTTGACCGCCTCTGATGTAGGAGCGGTGCCAACCTCCCGCAAGGTGAACGGCAGAGCATTGTCGAGCGATATCAACATAACCTCAGGAGATGTTTTCGCTCAAACCACCACAGTTGAAAACGGAACTAATTTTAATAACCTGAAAAATCCGGGCATCTATGTGCAGTCCTCTAACGCGGAAGTTACAAACAACACTAATATGCCAACAAAAGAAGCTTTTATTATGACTGTATATATGGCTAACTGGAAAGATAATTCAATACAGGTATTCTGTAATTATACCGGTTCGAAGATGTATTGGCGCACCTGGCAGGCTTACGGCGATGTGTGGGGGCGTGGAGACAAGTAATTGGATCCAATGGCGGCAATGTTACAATAAATAACAGACTTCAGCTCACCGGAACGCAATACCCTCAAATTTACGGAAACGGTACTTCATTGCAATTAGGCGTAGACACTAACGCCGCTGTCGGCGTTGTTTTACAGGGAGGCGTATTCAGGGAAGCGGGCGACGGATCGCTTAATTTAGGAAACGGTTCTCACAGGTGGGCGGTTGTTTATGCCAAAACAGGTTCCATAAACACCTCTGACCGAAACGAGAAAAATACAATTGCCGATATTGATCCGGAACAGGCTGAAAAGCTCATTATGGGATTGAAACCCAGCACCTTTAAATTCAACGACGGCACCAGCGGCAGAACCCACTGGGGGTTGATCTCTCAGGATATCGAGGAGCTCCTTCCACAGATCGGAATGTCGGATTTGGATTTCGCCGGATTCATCAAGACCCCAAAAACAGAGGATTATTACGAGGACGTTCCCGAGACTGTCACAGACGAGGAAACCGGAGAGGAAAAAACTGTAACACGGAAAGAGTTGAAAACCCGAACCGTAGAGGGCGAATATGTATACGCTTTGCGTTACAGCGAATTTATTGCCCCTTTAATCTGCATGGTGCAGAAGCAGCAAAAGCAAATTGAGAATTTAGAGCGGCGTTTATCCGCTTTAGAAAACAAGGAGGAAGCAAAATGAAAATCATTGGCATTGATGTATCTACCTGGCAGGGGAAAATCGATTGGAACCAAGTAAAAAACAGCGATGTAAAATTCGCCATTCTCCGTTCCTCTTTCGGTTCTCCGGATCCTTCTCAGGTGGACAATCAGTTTGAAAACAATTACAAGGGAGCCAAAGCCGCCGGAATCCCAGTAGGCGCTTACCACTACGGCTATGCGGTTTCCGAGGCTGAGGCCCGCCAGGAGGCCAGGTTTTTCCTTGACACCATCAAGGGCAAGCAATTCGAATATCCCGTCTATTACGACGTGGAGGACAATGGAACGATGGGCACGCTCTCCCGGCAGGCTTTGACCAATGTAATTAAGGCTTTCTGCTCTGAGGTTGAAAAGGCTGGGTATTATGTGGGCGTTTATGCCTCCCTCAGCTGGCTGGACGGCAAGTTCTATCCTGACCAGCTTCCCTATGATATCTGGCTGCCCAGTATTTTACTGAGTGCCAGTACTCCGGCCAATATGGCATGTGGCAGTACACCAGCTCCGGCAGCGTTCCCGGAATCCAGGGCGGCGTGGATATGAATGAGTGCTATCAGGATTATCCTAAGGCCATCAAGGAGAAGGGCCTTAATGGTTTTAATAAGCCAACTCCAACTCCAGCTCCCGCGCCCGAGCCAGCGAAAACGGTAGATGTATACTACCGGGTAAGAACCAAGGCGGACGGCTGGCTTCCCGAGGTGAAAAACCTTGAGGATTACGCGGGATTTACCGGAGCCGTCACTGATGTCGCTGTTCGTGTTTCCGCTGGTTCCGTAAAGTACCGGGTACATATTAAGGGCGGCAGCTGGCTTCCCTATGTGACCGGCTGCAACATCAACGACGCTGTAAACGGCTACGCGGGAAACGGTTTGGAGATTGACGCTGTTGAAGTGTATTATTACACCCCGGACAGCATCAGGCCGTATAAGAAAGCCAAATACCGGGTCGCTCCTGTGGGTGGAAGCTATTATCCCTGGCAGTATGACAATGAAACCGGAAACGGCCAGGACGGCTACGCGGGCGCTTTCGGAAACGCCATCGGAAAGCTTCAGATTGTAATTGAGTAAGGAGGGATTATCATGGCGCCGGAAAAATGCATTGCGGATCCCTCCCGGGACTGCCTAGGGCTGGCAAAAGCGGAGATGCTGGAAAAGCAGATCGCGGAATACCGCCAGCAATCCAGAGAAACCCACTCGGAGCTTTACACCAGGATCACAGCTCTGGAAAAATCAGACGCAAAACGGGACGAGCAGTACAGCAAGATCCTGGACAAGCTCAACGACATGCAGGCGGATATTAACAAGGCTCTTTTATCCATCGCAGAGTTTAAGGAGAAATCCGGAAAACGCTGGGACAAGATTGTGGATAAGATTCTCCTTTTGGTTATTACGGCCTGTGTCGGATATATCTTAATCAAATTCGGACTGCCTGTATAATAAGGAGGAACTGAAATGAAAATCAACTGGAAGGTACGGTTTAAAAACCCTGTGTTCTGGTTCAACCTGGCAGCGTCCATTTTTCTGCCCATGCTGGCATGCCTAGGCTTCAACTGGGAAGACATGACAAGCTGGCAGGCTGTAGGAAACGTGCTCTTACAGGCCGTCCAGAGCCCTGTAATCGTGGTGTCTGTTCTGGTATCTGTATGGAACCTGTTGAATGACCCTACCACCAAGGGTCTAAGCGATTCCAGCCAGGCGCTTTCTTATACCGAACCTAAGAAAAGCGAATAATAGAAAGACAGCCCCCGGGATTTTCCTGGGGGCTTTTTTGTTTTTTATGGCATATTAGGGAAAATATTTGCATTACTAATCTATAAATGAAAACACTTTACGTAATACTTAATAATAACACCATAAATTGTAAATTTTAACTCTTAATTCTTGAATTTTTAAGTACTAGGTGGTAATATAAATGCACAAGAAGAAAACAAACTTTAAAAATAAAGAAAGGAGAGACAACATAATGTCTGTTTTAACAAAACCTTTAAACATGGCATTTCGTGTAAGTGAAGATAAAAGTGAAGAATTTTTGGCGGATAAAAGAGATGCTAAAATGTTGATTAAAAAGTTTGAGCGTCTAAAACGCGCAGAGTTAAAAGCTGGTAAATCAATGTCTCATCAAGATGTCGTCTCACTTTCTAGAAAAATTGAAGAATTAAAAAAGGAGTTATAATTCTTTTTTTATTATGGAAATGACTATCTTAAAAGACTTTCAAAAATCTATTATTGACTTTGATTGTGAAAACACTGAAATAAACAAATATTTTAAAGAAAAAGCTTTAGATGATTTCGATGCAGTGCCTTTTGTATTCACAAATCAAGATAGTCCAATTATCGCAATGGCTTCCTTGTCGTGTAGTTCTATTATCTTTGAAATCCATAATAAATTGAGTCTATATCCTGCTGTTGAAATAAAAATGTTTGCTGTAAATAAAGTTTTTCAGCACAAAAAATGTCCTGAGTATGACTATTCAGAAAATTGGAGTACGCATTGTCTAGATAAGTTGATTAATCATATTTATACATTCACGGAAAATCATTGTGGGGCCAGCAGAATAGTTTTATATTCTGTACCAGATGCTGTAAGTTTTTATGAAAAAAATGGATTTAAACATTTTGAAGAATTTATGAGGCCTCAAGATAAATTGTACTTAGAAGGTTGTACCCCACTTTATATGACACTATAAATTTTAGCCCTCCTTACCGTTTTCGGTGGGGAGAGATGTTTATATAGTGAACAGTCTTACTCATAAGAATGAACGCTCTATAGGAATATAGGTAACAAAGAAATTTCCAATTTAAAGTCAGCGGGTTTTGCGCCTTTTTCTTTGTGGTATATTACCTTTTCGATTACAGATTTTAAAAGTTCATTTTGCTCTTGCGGACGGCATTGCCTATATTGCATTAAGACTAATTCAATCCTCTGAATCATTGCTGGAATATTTAATTGCTTTTCTTGCTTTTGGTAAGAAGCTTTTGCGGCTTCCAGCTTTTCGATCTTTTTTGTTAAAGTAGATCTTCTTTCCATAAAGGTTGCCACATCATATATTTGCTGTTCCAATAGATCGTGTAACCTAGATAATTGCTCTTTTGTTGCTTTTAATTCTTTATCAATGGCCTTTGTTGCCGTAACTGACAGTTCTTGTTTTTCTTCGCATCCCTGTTCTTGCTGCCCCTTCAACCTAGTTATTTCATTTCTAAGAGACATTAGCACAGCATCTTCTACTAACGGCAGTTTACTGCTAGGAATACAACCACGTCTTGCACAAAGCAAATAGGGGCCGCCGCGCATGTGGGGCGCTCTGGTCATCATTCGATTGCAATTCCCGCAATGAATTAACCCTGACAACGGGTTTTCAATTACGCCGGTGAAGCTGGGCGAGTGGTACTTTGTACGAGCTATTTCTTGCGCACGGTTATATAAAGCTTCATCAATGATTGCGGGGTGGAGGCCGTCTACTATAGTCCATTTTTCAGGAGGATTATAGATTGTTTCATGCTTTGTGTTTCCCCGCGTACCTTTTCTAATATGTGTTTTTTGATTCCAGACGATTTTCCCTATATAAACCGGACTTTTGATGATTTTCATAATAGAGGTGCGCCCAAATTCTTGTGATCGATGAGGCTTTGCTCCCATGCTATTTATGGTATCTGCTATATGTTGACACCCCATACCTTTATTTACATAAAGATCAAATATCATTCGAACAAAAGGAGCCTCGTCTTCGTTAATTGCCAAGGAAGGCCGTTTTCCAATCTTTGCCGAGACATAACCATAGGGGGCATTTGCTAAGTATCCGCCCTCCTCTATGGTTTTCTGAATTCCTCTCTGCATTCGACGTTTAATCATTTTTAGCTCTCTATGAGCCATGAAGCCCTCAAATTCGGCATAGTCTTCATCAAACTCGTCGTTTAAATCGTATTGTCGGTTTGGGGTAATTATTTTTGTATTGGAATATTTAAAGGTTTCCAAAATGATGCCTTGATCACTGGTTTTTCCACGACCCAAACGATCTATGTCCATACATAAAACACCTTCGTAGGCTCCGCTTTCCACTGATTCCAATAAGCGAAGCATCTCGGGGCGGCTGTATAACGATTCGCCGGATACAACTTCTTCATAGATATCCTCGGGTTTAACGTCAATTCCGTTTTCGATGGCATATTTATCTAAAATCTCACGATGACGGCGTAAAGTTTCCTCTACGCTTTTTTCTGGATCATCGGAACGGCTTTTTCTTAAATATAACGCATAAAGTGACATGTTCTTACCCTCTTTATAATTTATAAAACTGTTCCCCCATCGGCCTCGGCTGGTGGGGGATTTTTTATTGCCCTGTTTAATTGCCTCGAATCCGGTGCAATTAAAATCCATCATGTTTACTGGACAAATAAAAAGCCAGATGTTATAATTCACAGCGTAAGGTGTTATCGCAACGGTAGGCGGTTAGTCCCTTTCTCTTTAGGAGGGACGTTATACTTTCTTTTTCCCCTCCTGGAAAGGAGGGTGGTGCTTATGGTTACATATGCGGAACTGTTTCAGTATTCGCTTGTGCTAATCGGCATTATAAGCCTTGTTTTGGCAATAAAAAAGAAGTAACCGCCCAGCCTCGAAACTAGCGGTTACTTCAACTGTTCTAAACAGGGGCTAACCGTCTCAACGATAGCACCTTACGCTTTTATTGTAACCGCTTCTTTTCTATTTGTCAATAAGCTACCCCCGCTTTATCCGAGACGGATTGAGACGGGGGGATTTTATATGAAAAATTTTAACTTATTACGACAATTGTTGTTGTAGATATTCATCTCTCCCGTCTGCCTTAATTTCAAGGATTGGCCCTTGATTCCCGACAGACAAAATAAAGTCTACACCATTGATAGTTGTACCTACATTTGTGCCAATATTGTCATTGACCCACTTCATAGCGGAATTACCATCACTCCCGTCATAAGGAAATGAGGCACAAAATCCTAAAAACCCGTTATCATCTCCAAACACGTAATATTTAGCAGAACTAAGTGCATAATTTTTGTCCGTATTTATTGTGTAACTATACTGTTCATTGGTAGCGGAAAATGTATACCCGTCAGAACTATTAGATCTGTCGGCTTCAGGCAAACCCTTATTTTTTAAGCTTACGGTAATATCGTATGCGTTAGAACCTGGAACAACCGGAATGGTTGTTTCGGTTTCTGAAGAGCTTTGGTTTTCGTCTTCATGGTCATCTTTATCTATTTCTTGTGGATCAGTTTGAGAACTGGAATAGGTTGATGATGTATTGACTTTTTCGTTTGACTTATCTCCTCCCGCAGCATATCCGATAATAATTAAAATGACCACAATTATCGCCCAAAACCACCAGTTTTTATAGATTGGTTTTTTCATAAATTAAGCCCTCCTAAATATTGATATGTTTAACGTTTATGACACTTTTTTCAAAATATCCAATGATTGCCGTTGCAAGCCTAAGAATAAATTTTTAAAATTCTCTTGATTTTAATTTTTTGTGTGCTATAATATAGTCAACTAAGAACATATGTTTTATATTTGTGCTAATTAACTAAAATAGAATGTAGGGGAGGAGACTAGCAATGAAGGAACAGAAAGACAAGTGCAAAAACTATAAAACTGAGATTATCACAATTGTAAATTCAATTGAAGATAAAGCAACATTAATAAAAATATTGGATTTTGTTAGAATCCTCTTCCTAAAGTAAAACCTATTTTAAACTATCAATAAATTTTTTTACGGTCTTCCAGTCTTCCTCGCTAAATGCGGCGAAGGCTTGGAAGACTTTTTTTGCAGTTTCATTTTCTCCCTCAAGTAATTTAGCAATTTTTATTGTGAGGTCCTGAGATGCGTCTGGCGCGATCATTTCTCCTTCACCGTTCATTAGCCAACCGTAGTTAACATTATATGTCTTGCAGATTAATCGTAATAACGCACCTGGATCCTTTTTTAAACGTGATAATTCTAAATTATTAATCACATCTCTTGATACGTCCAAACGTTTCCCAAATTCCGTTTGTGACAACCCGAATCTATTTCTTACTTCTCGTATACGCAAACCAATACTTGAATCCAAGATATTCACCTCCATTTAATTATATTATAATCTTTATGACTGCGTTTGTCAACTCAAACATTTTCTTAAAAAGGGTTGACAAACTCTAAAAAGCGCTATATAATGAGTTTAGAAACTCAAGGAGGTGAGCAAAAATGCACGAACTCAACAAACAAAATTCCTTAGCCACCTTAGAAACCATCGAGGAAGTTATAAGCGCATTTAAAAGCATTGATGATCTTCACCGAGCTCTGGCGTTGGGATATATTCAAGGGATTATGGCAGGACATAGCGTGCCTAGTCCGCCGGATAAAAAGCTAAAGAAAAAAGAAGCGGGGTGAAGGATTGAGGACAAGTAAAAGAAAAACTCCTATTGGGCCACAACAGGAGCAAATCGAGCATTTAGAATTCTTTGACTTTTATATTATGCATTTTGATCAACACTCTTACAGTCACTGTTTTATTGTTGTCTGTCAGATTCAATAACTTCGCTAGCTTTACTATTGATTGGTTGAATCGATGTTTACTGATCTTACAGCAATTGAATAAACTTATAAGCTGAATGTTTTTGGACGTGCAACGGACAAACAAAATTAATCATATACATAGAATCGAGGTGATGAAAATGGTAAACGAGAAAGGGAAGTACATCGGGGAGCCAACGGTTATTATACATAGAAGACACGGCACCCCGGAAGAGGTAGCGCGAAATCGTGAAAACTTTAGGCAAGTGCTCTGTAAGATATACACACGTATCAATGGATATCCAACAAAAGTTACGCTCGATTGGACGGACTTTGATGAACACGCAAAGACCTTAGAATTTGATAATTAGTTCTGCGGCTAACCCCCGCAGGAGGCCAAAAGGAGGACAAGCCAGTTTGACAGTAAATAAGAAAGATATCGTATTACTGGTTTTAGTTTTCGCTGTCTCTTTTTTAGTCAGCTGGACCATCAATCTGCTTATTTAATTCTGAAAGGAGGACAAGCACATGAGCGCAGACGACATAGAAAGAGTTCGGGAAATAGTGAATCAGGACGGTTGGAACATCATTTGGATAGGTGCAAAAATGCCATGTGAGTTTTTTGATGAGGAGATTGAACTTCTCTATGAGGATATGGACGGCCAGCCTTGTATTTGCTATGCGATTTATACCTATGACAAAAGCGGATTTTACCATAACCCATATTTTCAGAGAAAATCCGACGGCGCAAAAATGGGTCGGTGCATTGCATGGCGTAAATCTCTTAAAGAGGCGTAAAACCATAAAGGAGGACAAGCACATGAGCACAGAAATGACGGTGGCGTTTATCGTTCTGGCGGTATGGAGCGCCGTATTCACAGCGGCATATATCGGCGAGCGGTACCGGAACCGGAAGCTGAGGAACGCTTTAAAGAAGAAAAGGAGCCGGTACATAAGAGAGGTGAGTTATGGGAATGAAACAATCCATCTGTGACAAAGACTGCTTTCACTGCCGTTTTTCAGATTGTGTTAATCACTACGGCCCATATACTGAGGCGAAAGACATTAAAAAGGCTTTGAATGGGCAAAAGAAAAGCCGCCCTCGCGACTGGCATCACGAAGAGCGGCAAACGAAAAACAACTGAATATATTCTAAACCAAAACAGGAGGTTTGTCAAATGGACGATAAAGAGTTAATGATCTGTCTGATGAAAAGATGTTTAGAGCTGGAGAAAGAAATCGAAAAGCAAAAGTTATCCGGAGACTATTGGTTCCGGGAATGTGAGAGGCTGAAAAATGAACAGAAGCAATGATAACGGCCTCTCTCGTGCGGAATTTGAGTACCTGTATGATACCGATAACGAGGAACCGGAAACCAATCAAAGCGAATTTGAAGATCCGGAGGAATTTAGGAGGATTTTATGGAGAATTATTTCAAGAAACTAAATTCTATAAATGTCAATGATAAGACCGAAAAGAAAGGGAATCTCACCTATCTTTCATGGGCATGGGCTTGGGGAGAGGTCAAAAAGCTTTTCCCTGATACCACATATACGATTTATGAAAACGCGGACGGCCTTAATTATCACACCGACGGAAAAACATGCTGGGTAAAGACCGGGGTAACCATTAACGGCCTGGAACATATTGAATATCTTCCGGTGATGGATTTTAAAAATAAATCTTTGCCGTTAGCAGAAGTCACTTCCTTTGATGTAAACAAGGCGATCCAAAGAAGCCTGACAAAAGCCCTCGCGCGTCATGGGCTCGGCTTGTATATCTACGCCGGAGAAGATTTACCGGAAGATAGTACGGAAACGAATCCGTCTGAAAATAAAGGGAATGAATCTTCCACGCCGAAGGATTACATCGACGATATTAAAAAAGCCACGCTTCTCAGCGAACTGCATAGAACAGGCTGGAATGCAGCCGGCATGCTGGAATACTTATCGCAAAAATTTCCCGACACCCCTCCGAAAGATTTAAACTCCATCACGATCGAACAATTTACCTTCATTGCACACAAATTAGAGAAAAGGCCGACTGTACCGGAGGCTGAAAATGGAGCTTGATTTTGACCGGGCCGGTATAGAGCTGAAAGACGGCGGCGTGTGGCTTTGCCTTCGCGTGAAGTCCAGCTTCAACGCCAGAAGGTTTGTTTCCTCGATGAGAGACAAGCTTTATACCGCAGACCTGAAAGAAAAGCGGAAAAAGCGGTCACTAAGCGCGAACGCGTATTTTTGGACGCTGTGCGGGAAACTCGCTTCCGCTCTTGGCATTCCGAGCCATGAAATATATCGGCAGTACGTCAAGGAAATCGGAGATAATTTTGAGACGATTCCAATCAAAAACGAGGCAAAGGAAAGATTTATTCAGGCATGGGAATCTCACGGCCTTGGCTTTTTATGTGAAGAACTGGAGGAAGCCGCGCCCGGATATACCACGCTTGCGGCCTATTATGGTTCTTCAACCTACGATTCTCGGCAAATGTCAAATCTCATTGATTTGGTGGTTTTTGACTGCAAGGAACAGGGGATTGAAACACTTACTCCCGATGAACTGGCTTTAATGAAAGCAAGATGGGACGACCATCAAAAGGGGATCGCGTAATGGTTAACGAATACGGAGCAAAGCTTGACCGGAACGGCTACGCGCCAAGCATCATACAGGACGAAGCCGATGAAAGCTGTTTTGTTTGCTATGCGAATGGATATTATGACCCTCTCAACCGCCACGAGGCATTTGGCGGCCCATTCCGGGACAAGTCAAAGCGTTTAGGCTTATGGGTTTCCCTCTGCCATTACCGGTGCCACCAGGAGGGAAACGGCAGCGTACATAAAAACCGGGAATCCGACCTGCGCATAAAGCGGATCGCCCAAATGAAGGCGATGGAAGCCTATCAATGGGACACAGAGGATTTTATCCGGGAGTTTGGAAGAAATTATTTGGAGGATTGAAAATGAAATTAGAGTATGTTGATATCAATAATATTCCAGAGAAGAAAAACAGAGTAAGATACGGCGCATTATCAAAGTTGATCAAGAATTTTCTGGACAGCGGAAAAGCCGCCGCTAAAGTCGATTATACCGACTTATATAAAACAGAACAAGGATTTGCGGCTTCAGCAGGTGTAATACTTCGCCGTTTAGGCAACCCAGCATTTGTAACTATACGGGATAAGGAAGTATATATAATTCGGCGTGAAGGGGAATCTGAAGAATGTTAAATACAGCGATTTTAATGGGAAGGTTAACCTCAGATCCAGAACTGAGGTACACACCTAACGACACAGCAGTTACCAGCTTCACCCTTGCGGTAGAACGGTCTTATGTAAAATCAGGCACAGACCGCCAGGTGGATTTCATCGACGTAGTGGTATGGCGGCAAACCGCTGAATTTGTCTGCAAGTATTTCCATAAGGGCCAATTGGCAGCGGTGCAAGGTTCCATTCAAACACGCAGCTACACGGACAAAGACGGCAATAAACGGAAAGCTTTTGAGATAGTTGCGGAAAGCGTGCATTTCGCGGAGCCCAAAAAGGATAAGAGCAATGAGCCGATTGTAACTATACCAGGAAATGATACTTTCGAAGAAATAATTTCGGATGACGACTTACCTTTTAACTAACCAACAGAAAGGCGGTGATAATGTGGAGCTGTTAAATCTAATCCCTTATGGAAAAGAAAACGCCATAAGCCGGGAAGATTTGTCCAAGCTTACCGGCTGGGACGATAGAAAGGTAAGGGAGGAAATCAAGCGGCTAATGAGAAACGGCGAACGGATTTTATCTTCCAGCAGTGCCAAGGGCTATTGGAGAAGCGATGATCCAGACGAAATCGATAGATTCCTTAAAGAGAGCGATAACCGCCGCACAACAGAGGCTTTAAATGTTGAACCTCTTCGTTTTTTCGTAGCCAAGTCAAAAGGTGAAGATTTAATTCCGGTAAGAGCGCATTACCGCAGGATACATAAACGAGCATCAGGCCAAACCGATATTCAAGGCGGTGAATAAATGGCACGAAGGCGAATGATAGTCCCAGAAATATGGCAGAGTGAAAGTTTCGCTCAACTCTCCATATTGGCAAAACTGGTGTTTATTGGATTGTTTTCAAACGCAGACGACGAAGGCCGAGGAATAGCGAATCCGGTATATATCAAGTCCATACTGTTCCCTTATGACGATGGAATGCGGGTCATCGACATAGAGAAAGCCCTATCGGAGATAGGTCAGTTCATGTCCGTGACGCTGTACACTCATGACGGAAGAAAATACTATGCGCTTGATAACTGGAAAAAATCGCAGACTATAGACCGGCCCAAACCGTCAAAGCTCCCGCCGCCAACAGACGAAAAATCAATCTCCGACGAATCACCGAAAGATCGGCGACAAGTCGATGATCTTTCTCCCTCTAAAAAGAAAGGAAAAGAAGAGGAAGAGAAAGAAAAATTAAAGGAAGTAGAAACTGACCTTTTTTGTGATTTTTCTGAGCCTATGCAGGAGACATTGCGGGAATGGCTGAAATACAAAGCGGAACGCCGGGAAAGCTATAAGCCCACCGGCTTAAAAAAGCTTATTGCCGAAGTGAAAGGCAAACTCTCTTTGTACCAGGAGACAGCGGTTATTTCCCTGATCGACGAGTGTATGGCTAACGGCTGGCGTGGAATTATCTGGGATAAATTGAACAAGAAAGGAGGCTTTTCCAATGTTCGAAAATCTGCTCAGGAAAGCCCCTCCGGAGGTACGGCGGAAGCTTCAAAACAGAAATACGGAAATTACATTTGAGGATATCCAGGAACGGCGTATTCAGATCATGAACGAAGTTAAAGGAACCCTAACTGGGTATGACTGCCCCATCTGTAAAAACAAAGGCGTGATACATTATCTTAAGGACGGATACGAATTTGCGAAACCCTGTGAGTGTATGAAGCTTCGGGATAGTTTAAGGAGAATCCGGCAAAGCGGCCTGGGTGACCTATTGAACGAATATACCTTCGATAAGTTTCAGACGGAATCCCCCTGGCAGGAGGCTGTCAAAAACAGCGCTTTGAAATTCCTGGAGGATCACGACCGGAAATGGTTTTTTATCGGCGGCCAGGTTGGGGCTGGGAAGACGCATTTGTGTACGGCTATGGTAGGTGAATTCTTAAAGCGTGGAATCAGCGCAAAATATATGCTGTGGCGGGACGAGGCGTTGAAACTGAAAGCCGTCGTCAATGATGACGCGGCATATTCAAACCTGATTAAACCCTTGAAAACCGTTCCTGTGCTTTACATAGACGATTTTTTTCGCACAGGGAACGATGAGACAGGCAGGAAAAAAGCCCCCACACAAGGCGATATCAACGTAGCTTTTGAACTCATTAATTACCGGTATAATAACAACCTGGTGACGATTCTGTCCAGTGAATTGACTGTCGATCAAATTCTATTTTTTGACGAGGCGGTGGGAAGCAGGATTTACCAGAGAACGAAAGAATATCACTGGGATATTGCCAAAGACCCACATAAAAATTACAGGCTGAAATAACAAAGGAGGGAACAGCTTGGTTACGCTCTATATCCCTGGCAAGCCGCAGGGAAAAGCCAGGGCCAGGACATGCAAAACCGGGCACAGCTACACGCCGGAAAACACAGTGCTGTACGAAAATCTGATTAAAACTTCATTTCTGCAACGGTATGGGGCCCTGGGTAAAATCAGAACTCAGGGAAAACAAAAGCCAGCGTTGAAGATGGAGATTTACGCAGGATTTCAGGTTCCCAAATCATTTTCCAACAAAGACAGGATCGCGGCGTTAAGCGGAGACCTTCTCCCTACAAAAAAGCCTGATTCCGATAATATCGCGAAAGTGGTTGCGGACGCTTTAAACGGGATCGCTTATGACGACGACGCTCAGATCGCCGATTTAACGGTTATCAAGCGGTACACGGAGGATCCCTGCGTAAAGGTAACCATCGAGGAGATCAGCCATGACCTTTGATGAGCTTTGCGCCCTCGCCGGAAACGGGAAGCCTCTTCCCCGTTCCGCGCTTCCTTTAGAGCGAGTTGCATACCGTGGGCTTGCTTGGCTGTATCATGCTTACCGGCGCGGTGCTTTTTCCAAGGACGAAGCCGCTGAGGAAAAAGAAGCCCTCAGGAGAGAGTACGAGGACGCGCGGAAAAAAGAGAAGGACGACCTGAAGCTTCACCAATACGTCGATCAAATCCGTACAGCGCTGGCAGGCTGGTTTAAGAAGGTGGAGCAGAGCGGCTGTCCTGTGTGCAGGAGGCTCATTGAGATTTTGGACGGTAAAATTTAACCCCGCCGCAAACAGGCGTGAGAAAGGAATTTTAAAAATGTATATTACTTACGAATTACTGAAAGAAAAAGGCGCGTGTTCTAATGGCTTGAATTGGTTTAAACAAAATTTCCCGGAAGGCTGTGAACTTAACGAAGAAACCGTCGCAAGGGTGAAAAAATGCGATACCAGTTTTGTGTGGTGGTTTTATAACAATATCCAACAGGATAAAAGATTATATAAGCTTTGCGGCGTGAACAGGTCTGACGGCGTGAACATATCTAGCGGCGTGAACAGGTCTAGCGGCGTGAACATGTCTGACGGCGTGAATGGGTCTAACGGCGTGAACACGTCTAACGGCGTGAACAGGTCTTTCGGCGTGAACATGTCTGACGGCGTGAATGGGTCTTTCGGCGTGAACAGGTCTAATGGCGTGAACAGGTCTAACGGCGTGAACAGGTCTAACGGCGTGAATGGGTCTTTCGGCGTGAACAGGTCTTTCGGAATATTAAATTCATATGGGGTAGACTGCGCTTTATTTTTGGCAAACAAAAAAAGAGTATATCTGATATTTGGAAAAGAGGTTTCAGAGGGCAGATACCTTGAAGTGAAAAATAATTTATATGAAAAGCTGGGAATATGGGAACCGAATTTCAATAATATAAAGACCCTATATCTTAAAAACGGTTCAGATTGGAAGCTTACGCCTATCAAAAACGCAGAAGAAATTGCACGACAAGAGGCGTGGAGGGATATGCCAAGAGAAGCAGTCGAATATGTCGCTTCCCTGCCTGAATTTGACGCGGATATGTTTTTTGAAATCACCTGTATTGACTTGAGGCAGCCCCGCCGCAAACAGGCGGGAAATAAGGAGTGATTTAGTTGCTTGAGATATGTCCGATAAGCTTAAAGGAGGCCAATGCTTTTGTAGAGCAGCATCACCGACACCATAAGCCTGTCACAGGGCACAAATTTTCTATTGGCTGCACCGACGGAGAAAAAATTGTGGGCGTTGCATTGTAGGAAGGCCCGTCAGCCGTTATCTTGACGACAGCTGGACCTTGGAGGTTAACCGGCTTTGCACAGACGGCACACGCAACGCTTGCAGCATGCTTTATGCGGCGGCCTGGAGAGCGGCCAGGGCTATGGGCTACCATAAGCTTGTCACTTACATATTAGAAAGTGAGAACGGGGCAAGCCTGAGGGCTGCCGGCTGGAAATGTGTAGGCAGGGCTGGAGGGCTTCGATGGACCGGAAAGCGCCGTCCAAGCGTGGACTTATGTCCCGCACAGATGAAGCTTAGATTTGAAGTCACAGACGGGAACGGAGGACAAAAGTAATGATTAACCTAACCTTGGGAGATTACCGGATCTGCACCTTGAAAAATGGTACTGTCGCCCTATATGAGCGCCATATTATTTCAAAGCGTTCAAGTCCGAATTTAGGCAAAACGGTTGAAAGAATAACAGGATACTACTCTTCCCTAAAAGCCGCTCTATCGGCCTACACGGCAAGGGAAATGGCGTCTGATGATTACTGCGCAGAAACTGCTGAGCAGTTGGAGGCTGTATTGGACAATCTCGCTTCCAGAATTGAGAAAGCGTTGGAGGGAATAAACCATGACTGAATTAAAGCCACACAAAATATATTGCGAAGCTCTGAATAAATGGGGTGCTGAAGCTCAAACACTTATGGTTTTTGAGGAAATGTCAGAACTGCAAAAGGAGCTTTGTAAGCGCGCCAGGGGCAAAGATAACCGTGAAGCTATTGCCGAAGAGATCGCAGACGTTCAAATCATGTTGGAACAAATGATGATTCTTCACGATTGTGAGGACTTGGTGGAAGTTCAAAAATTCAAGAAAACACACAGATTAAATGTTCGCTTGGAACAGGAGGGTTTATAATGTTTGAAAATATTGATTTTAACGCACTAATTGAAAAAGCGACCAAAGAAAAATGCGAAATAACCATATCATATGAGCCTAACAGGACAGAAATAACCATACAACCGTGGAAACCATTTTCTTATGCTTGCCCTTATAAAGCTAAACAGGAGGATTGACAATGGACTGGATAAATGTTAACAGAATAACCCCTAAACCGTTTGTCAGCGTACTGTGCAGAATGCCAGGAGAAAAACCTTTCCCTACTGTACATGAAGGATATATTTCTGATGATGGGATATGGGTAGTTTATGGATTCAAAAGAGAACCGGGAGAAGTGACCCATTGGACGGCTATGCCGGAATACCCAGATGACGAGGAGGATTGACAATGACTGAGTACCTAGAAAAAGCGGCACTGGTTAGAATTTTGAGAGCAAAAGCAGAAATGGGCAGATTAAGTGAATACAGCGTGTGTTTTGATAATGTGGCAAAAATGATTGAACTGCTACCCGCCGCCGACGTGGCAGAGGTGAAGCATGGGAAGTGGATAGAAGTACAGAAAGAAAATATATGGAATGATATTGTCCCGGTGCTTGAGTGTTCTGCTTGCGGAAAGTATACAGTAGGCACAAGAGGAATTATGACAAAATCCAACTACTGCCCCAACTGCGGCGCTAAGATGGATTTGGAGGACTAAGCAATGACAAAGGAAAAAGCGATTGAAGTTCTTGAAAATGGTGCATGGTGGGATTTGCTTATCCCTATAACAACCATTGAAGGCAGGAAGTCAGATATCGAATTGCATGAAGCTCTTGATATTGCTATTGCCGCTCTATACCCCGTCAGTCGGGAACAGGTTGAGAAAGTGTGGAAAGGCTGTTCTTGGTGCAACAACGAAGGAAAAAAGCCAGAAAATTGGGAGTGCTCTCTTTTAGACGACCGTGGTTTTTCGGTTGTTGTTGGAGACGAAGTAGTTTGGACAAATGCTGAGTTTTGCCCAGTGTGCGGAAAACCGTTAACGGATAATGTTGCGGATACACTTATAAAGAGATTGGAGGCGCTGAAAGATGAAGAGACTGATTGATTTAGATGAACTCTTGCAATATCCACTCAGACGCGGGAGCGAACATTACGATGAGAAAAATGCTGACCCTCATTTCCTATTCGGTGTGGAATCTGTTCTGGAGTATGCACAGACATTGCCCACCCTAACCCAGCCGAACAACTGGATCAGTGTTGAGGACAGGTTGCCGGAAGATGGTAAATATTTGTGCTGTTTTTCATCTTTAGGGCTTGGCTGGTGTATAGATGTGTTATCTTATGCCTCTGATTTAAATTCAGTTGATGATTGGGATTTTTACAATGAGCATCGCGGTGGTTTTTATGATCTTGATTCAGAATGTGGATACTACGAAATCAGTGGAGTTGCCTACTGGCGCCCGCTTCCAGAACCGCCTGAGGAGGATCAGTTATGACAAATTTTGAAAAGCTCAAAAATATGACCCCGGAACAAATTGCGGCAGAATTTATGATTTTTAGGCCGTCTGACGCCTGCTTCGATGACGAAAATAGGAATTATTACGCATTAGACGGAAGTTGGCACCGATATTCGCAGGATTGCTTTCAAGCTAATGTAAAGTGGCTTAACGAGGAAATTCCAAAAGACCCACAAGATTATATTAAAGAACTGGAAGCCGAAAACAAACAACTAAGGCGTGAAAGAGATCAGGCGGTGGAGGAACTTCATCGAAATACAGACGCTGTCCCCGTAGTTAGGTGTAAGGATTGTGTATACAAAGCAAGTGCAGAGGTCATTGACGGTTTTTTGATTTGTCCTGCGTCTGGAATGGAAATTTGTGACGACGACTTTTGCAGCTACGGTGAAAGGAAGGAGAATTAATATGGCAGGCTGGCAATTATTAGTTTTAGGGTACTTTTTAGGCGCACCGTTAGGCTTCTTGCTTTGTTCCGTTCTGGTGGCAAGCAAAGACCCGCCCAAACCGCACACCACTTGCAAGGACTGCGTACATAGGCATAAGAAAGAGTGTCCTTTCTCCCATATCGAATGCGATGTGACAGGAGATTCTATTTTCTGGCACACTAACAAACAAGACGACTTCTACTGCAAAGACGCCAAAGCACATGAACCGGAAAAGCTGTGAAGGGTGCGTCTATTATAGAGCACTGGCAACCCACGGATATGGATTCGTTAAATACTGTAATTATCTTCTGGACACCGGTAAGCCTAGAGCTGTCCGCCGGAGAAGTGCGACAAAAAGACTGTCAGGAGGTTGAAGAATTGACAAAGAAGGAGTTTCTAAATCAATATCTAAACGCCGAAAAAGAAATCGGAATCAAGCTTGACCAAATAGCTAGGCTCAGAGAACTATCAACAAAAATAACTCAAACTTTAACCCCTGACAAAGTAAAAAGCAATTCCGAAAACCGCCTGGAATCCTCTGTATCTAAAATCGTGGATATAGAAAGAGAGATAGGTGCTTCTATTGATCAGCTTGAAAGAACCCGCTTGCAAGTGGAAAGCGTCATTAATTCTGTCCCTAACGTGAATCAAAGAAACGTGTTGAGGTTAAGGTACATAAGCGGAAAAACTTGGGAGCAAATCGCGGTAGATCTGGATTTTTCTTATCAATGGGTTTGTGAACTGCATGGACGGGCACTCCAAAATATTTCTCCGATAGTTGATAGAAGTTGATATTCAACCTATGATATCATTAAACTAAAGAAAGTTTATGTAATACGACCTCCAAACAGCCGTAGCGCGGACGGTAATAATATCCGCGCTGTATTTCTGGCAGGATAAACGGTTAAGTCGCAGGCCTCATGAGCCTTGAGGAGCAAGTTCAACTCTTGCGCCAGGAACCAAACGCCAAAGCTAGCAGAGTACAAGGGAATCGCGAAAGAAGCATTGCAGCGCTTAATGCAACCGGTTTCCTGTTAGCAGGCCTCTACTCCATGAGAACTGGAGGGTATTCGTTTACCACAACAAACGAGAGATGCGGGGCCGCTCCCCTCCGACAGCCGGACGGAATACAGACCGATAGCAACTGTGACACGACGGAGAGCAACGCCGGATAGTCCATAATGAGAGGACGGCAGACACGCCGCCAACATACCTAGAGAGATC